GTCGATCAGTTGTGGTTGTTTTGTCTTGGTCACCCAATTGGTGACTGCTGCTTTCCAAGACTTCATGGGGTTCCTGCCGACCTTCCATCCGTTCGATTCGTAGTAGGCCAAGAAACGATTTGCTTCGTGGGTAGGGTCTTGTGTTCTTCCGGTCATTTCAGTGATTACCTCATCGAGAGCGGGTGGCGCAAAGCGCTTACTCTCTTGGTTCTTGGTTATTGGTTTATGGTTAATGGTTAGCATTGCCTTCGCACTGCCTTCGGACTGCGTTCGCAATGCGTTCGCATCACCATTTTCCCAGCGTTTACGGGCATTGATTGATGCCTTCTGCGATTTCTCCTTAAATGCCTGCAATTCACGCTCGACGCGAGGATGCCGCCAAGTGCCATCGTCATGCAGTCGCCAGAACTCTCGCAATACGCTCGCAATGCGATCGCAATGCGTTCGCATCCTGATCAGCCGAGAGACTTCGTCCACCGATTCGGGCAGCCAGATTTCGTTCAGGTAGCAGTAATCAAGCATTCGCCGGTAGGCAATATCCTCGATCTCGTCAAGGTGCGACGTATGGGCGGCATAGTCGCCAATGTTGAACTGGTAGTAGTGCATTGACACTCCACTTAAGGTGGCCTCTGGTCGAATGCCGCGAAGCACTACCAGGGGATGGTTGAAACGGCACAGAGGCCACTTTAAGGGGAGCGTCTGTGCTTCTTTGTTTCCAGTTTTCGACACTGGTAACACTAGATTACCTCCCCTTTTAGTCAAAGGGAAGCTGCAACTGGCTTGCCGTTGGATTCCCGCTGGGTTGCCACTGGTAACCCACTGGTAACCCACTGGGTTTCGCTGGGTTATCTGTCTGTTCGGGAGCCAGCCAGCAGTCCCCGCACAAACCATCAGGGTTCGCCCCGCAGCGGCAGATCATATGGCGATCCTTAAAGCATCGCCGTCCTTAGAGTAGAGCTTCAGGACTACCTGGCCCTCCGGCGTTTCGATCACGATTGTCCGGTGGCAGTAGTCGGACTTCTCGTTTGTGAGCAGTTCGCCCAGATCAATGCTGATTACATTCCTGATTTCCACGTTCATTCGTAAGCCTCCTCAATGAGTTGTTCAATTTTTTCAATGTCTCGGTCTGTCATCTTGCGCTGAAGCCAAGGGGCTGGGCGGCCTCGACGGTCGCAGACGATGTACTCTGCGCACTCGCCGTCTGCCGGATGGCAGTCCTCAGGCAATAAGTGAGTGATGGCTGGGGTTGACCAGCCCGTGCTGAGAACATCAATTAAGCAGGGGATGCCTGCAATGCGGGCTTCGATCATGTTGCCTCCTGTTGAGTGATGCCCCGGCGAACCGGGGCGTTGGTATTACTGGTTGTCCACATCGATTTCATCTACCGGACCGCCGACGAGGCGGCCGTCGATCCAGACCCTTGAAGCGCCGCCGCCCATGGCGGCCGTGGCGGCGACCTGAGCAGAGCCCAAGGACGCCGTGTACATCGTGGCGCGGCGACCGTTGATCTCGATGACGACCATATGTTCCAGCATGTCGTTGATGATGTTTTGCATTGTGCTGCCTCCTGTTGGGTTGGTTTCTCTCGACTACGGGACTAATATTAAACACCTTCGTTTACGCTTGCAAGCATTTTCGTAAAATATTTTCTTGCTGCCTGAAATATATTGCTTTACACCCTGCCCGCAATCGGTTATGGTGCGCCCGTGCAATCCAGCACTCAATGAGATAAAAACATGAGTTATAAAGAAATCTGGCAGACCCTTTCAAAGATTGACTGCTCGGCCCATGTCGAGAAGAAAAACGGCCTCAGCTACCTAAGCTGGGCCTGGGCTTGGGGCGTCTTGATGGAGCATTACCCTGATGCTCAATACAGCTTCGACCCCCCGCAGATCTTTCCAAACGGAACGCAGATGGTTTTCTGCACCGTCCAGATTGGCGAATGCAGCCGCCGTATGTGGCTGCCCGTGATGGATCACCGCAATAAAGCAATCGTTGATCCGGACAGTTTTGCGGTCAACACAAGCATGATGCGGTGCCTTGTAAAATGCTTGGCACTATACGGGTTGGGGCACTACATCTACGCTGGTGAGAATCTCCCAGCCGTCGAGATCGCGCCAGTCACCGAAAGCCAGGTAGCAGAGCTGGTCGCGCTGATTGAGACCTTGGGCGAAAAGATCAACCTTGAAGCCTTCCTCGGCTTCTTCAAAATTGGCGGCCTAGCAGAGATGAAATCCTCGGACTTCGCCAAAGCGAAAGCCCTCCTCGAGAAAAAGGTAAAGCAATGAGGATCATCACCGCAGAGCAACGGACTCCGGAATGGTACGCCGCTCGGCTGGGCGTGCCTACGGCAAGCCAGTTTGGGAAACTGCTGACTCCTACCGGTAAGAAGTCAACACAGGCGGATGGGTACATCAACAAGCTGGTGGCCGAAATCCTTACTGGGAAATCAGATTATGAGGAACCGAACGCGGCAATGGCTCGAGGAACGGAACTCGAACCGGAAGCGCGGAGCTACTACTCCCTGATTAACCCCGTCGACGAAATCGGCTTCTGCCTCCATGACGACGGCTTCGGCTGCTCCCCGGACGGCCTTGTAGGCTCTACGGGGCTGTTAGAGATCAAATGCCCGTTACCCCATACCCACGTTGAGTATTTGGTAGAAAACGCGCTACCGGGCCTCTACGTCCCGCAGGTGCAGGGCCAGCTTTTGGTGACTGGGAGAGAATGGTGCGACTTCCTTTCCTATCACCCAGACATGAAGCCATTGTTGATTAGGGTCGAGAGGGACGAAAAGTATATTTCCACGCTCCATGAAGTATTATTAGAAACCGTTGATAGAATACAGACTCTCGCCAACCAACTGAGGAAAGACTGATGCACATAGGGCAATTGTTGAAAAAGTACGTTGAAGCCAATCACCGCAAAAATACGGAGTTCTGCCGGATGGTTGGGATTTCGAGCCAAAGACTTCAAGCCTACTTCCGGTCGGCGAATGTCCGTTGGTCGACGATTGAAATGATCGCCTCGAAGCTAGGAATGAGCGGCGAGCAATTTGTTTCAGCTCTGAAAATTTATGGAGAACAACATGGTCATCAAGCAGATCAAGCCTGACTGGTGGAGCCTGTCGTCTGACGACGGCGTTCAGCGTTTTATTTGGTTCGGCAGAACACGCGAGGAAGTCTTGGCAAAGTTTCGGTCATGGCTACGATGGCATGACCTCGAACGCGTGAGGGTACATCATGGACTGTAAATGTATCCCGGATTCATGGATCGGTGAGCCTGGGCCGATTTGTGACAAATACGAACCTACCGCAGACCATTACTGCGTGTCGTGCCATCACGACGCATTGTGCCATGAGGTCAAAAATGAACCTTCTGACCGCGCTGATTGAGTCAGGAATGCTGCGCGAGGACTCGCCTGGCGTGATGTCATGGCAGCCGTCAATGAAACGCGCTGAAGCTCTTGCTGCCATTCTGAGCGGCTTTGATTACAAGCCTTTCGTCGGGCTGGAAGCGAAAGACTTACAAGAGATCCCGCATGACCACTACGCAGGAGCAATCTGGGCTGACCAAAAGTTGAGGGAGAAGAACGAATGAACAAAGACAATATCTATTTCAATCCGCCCGATGCTTATGTCAGAGAAAAACCACCGTGGACAAAAGATGTCGATCAGCACATAAAAGAGTTTTTTGCCAGTGGCGGCAAGGTGACTACTTTAGCTCACGGGGAAAGCGTTTATGGCAAACAGGCCAAGCGTGACCCTATGGCCTTCGTAATCAATCCCCGTAAATCACGAGAGGAATAACTCTCGCTCTTCAAGGCGGCGGTTCTGAAGTCCTTTCAGGACTCGGCCGCCCGCTTTGTTCCACTTCAAAAATTCGTCAGCAGCTCCTGCAATATCACCTCGGTTGTATTTCATCCGCAGAGTAGATGATTGCAGATTTCCGAGACCCACGTTGAAACTGAAGGAAACCAAAGCGTCAAACTGTGCTTGGCTATCAGCAGAGCCAGGGCACAGTCTAAGTACACCGTTCTCAAAACGCTGAAGATCAGATCGCAGAATCGCAACAATCCCATCGTCGCTCCACTCTTTGTCGTGTTCAGGTCGTAAAGGATAGTTCTTGCGGTCTTCGAGCTTTAGCTTCCCTTGCTCTGGATACAGAACGTGACCGTACCCAATCGTCCACAAATTCGCCGGGCAACGGTATGGGGAGTTCCGTTTACCTTCGTGATGCTTTATCAGGTCGACCGCAGCGTCACTAACTTTCATTTCTTAAACGCTTGGCTGCCGAAATGAAACGCCACGATGCTTGACCAAATAATCTGTGTCTCCTCATCCCACAACAGCGCCATAGCGTCTTGAAACGCAACGCCAGTCTGAATGGCGTAGTAAAAGCCAAACCCGTCTACCGCGCAGAGAAGCAGGAACATTCCATAAGTGATCATCGGCCTGACTAAAGCGCGAAGGTTAATCACCCAGGTTGACGCGCCTTTGCCAATCTCAATGTCATGCTGCATCAACGCCGACCGTTCAGACATCGCGGCCTTAATTGCAACCTGCTCCGTTTTTATTTCTTCAAGACGCTGCTGGGCAATGTATCCTCTTTCCGCCATCTCGAGTTCGCGCTCTTTCGCCGCCTGAAGCAAAAGTAACTCGTGTTTCTTGTCCTGGCGATCTTGGAAAAAGTCCAAGAGCTTCGGAAGTCCACCAGCAAGAAACGAAATCACTGTAGACAATAAAGTGAGCATTAATCTTCTCTCCCAATTAGAAACGCTGCGAATGCCAATGGAATCGCTAGAATTCCAATAACGATGATGACTGCGATTAGATTCTGGACTGCTTTTTTCTGGTTGCGACGCTGTTTTGCTGTAAGCCTATCTCTGTTTTCTCTGATGGATCGCCGCTCCTCCATCATCTCGCGATACACATCAACGCCGAATCGGTAAACAATCAACTCGCGCAATTCCTTCTCCTGCTGTTCAATCTTTTTTCGCCGCATCAGGTTATCAAGAGCTTCCTGCTCTACACTTCCCTTATGGAGCAGCTTCTTAAACAGCGGCGGATCGCGGGATTCTTCCTCGGCCTGTTTGAGATCAGCACAAGCCCCGAACCAGGTGCCTAATTGCCCACCAACGTCTTCGAGTTCGCGCCCAGCTTCAACAGCCTTCTTGATGAAGTTGAACGCGCTCGTAGCGGCAGCAAATGCTGTAACAGGATCAAGCACAACACTACTCCGCCCTCATCGTCGTGATGTCATCGCCTTTGCGCACGGTCACTTTGCCGTTTTCTACATCGACGCGCATGGGCGGCTCCTTCTCGGCAAGTTTGGCGATTAAGTGTTGAATGACCTCAAACTCGGGCTTTTCAGGCTTTTCTTGCGTCCCTGCAATGCCGTTCATCATGTTGATGAGGGCGACCAACGCACCGCCGACCATTGTCATCACGGCGGTAATGGCAGACTCGGACAGGAAATAGCTGGAGCCAACACCGATCAGCACGATAGCAGTAATGTAGGCCAAGCCATATTTTCCGATGGCTTTACCAGCGACCTCTTTGGCGGTTTCGGTCTCGTCGCTCATGGCGCGTCTCCTGAGTCGCTTCCGCTGAGTTTCATCCACGCGCCGAACGTCAGCAGGCCCAGCACTATCATCGTGCCCCAGCGGGCCACGGTCTGCCAGACGGCTTTTTTCAGTTCGCGCCAGTCAGTAATCAGGGAGCGTAGATCGCGGACATCGTTTCCGGCGTGGTCATCGTGTAGGCCGATCTCCTTCAAGACCGACTTCATTTCTTCGCGGATCACGAGCCGCAGGGTGCCTTCTTCGATTTCCACGGGTTACTCCTTTTCAATAACTGCCGTCGATGTTGCTCGGTCGATTACTAACCTGCCGTGGCAGGCCACGTTCCAATCCTGTCCGTCCTGCTCACTGAACGACGGGACTTCCAACCTGAAGTATTTTACGAGGTATTCCTTCTCCCCTTCAAACACCCTCCACACATGCTCCATCGTGCCGCGCCCCGGCTGTCCTCGGGACTTATTGAACCGGATGGAATACTTCATATCACTTCGGCTGCCGGAGCTGTACATGTCTGAGCGGGCACATGGCGAACACTCAGATTGAAATGCACAAACTTCAGCGGCTTATCCGAGCCGTGCCGCCCAAACGAATGCGGCAGCCATGCATTGCTGATTATCATCATCCCCGGTTCCGGCGCAAAGTTAATGATATTGCTTGCCGGTGTTGCGTTGGTCATCTCTGCTTCTGGCAGGTTGATCTGTACCTTACCGCCTCGGGGATCATGGAACATGGCTCGTGAGCAGTTCTCCGGTGTCTCAAGAAAGTAGAACCCTACCAACTGCGCACCAAACCCGTGTACATGCTGCTCCATCAGCGAGTGCTTGTAATGCTCCTGTGTCCATGCCGCGTCAACCATGACATGAAAGTTGTTCATGTCGTACCCCTGACCCTGCAAAATTGTCCAGCCTGTCTGCCAAAGGTAAGTGCAGAACTCGCTTAACCGTGGGTCACCTGCATAATTGTCGGTGTTGTGCATCGGGTAAATCTCATGCACATCACGGGTTATTTTCTTCAGCGCCTCCTCGGAGACCTCGTTTACTGCTTGTAAAAATTCTGGTTTTCTTGCTAGGTACACTGGAGAAGGAAAATAGTAATACGCTTCAATTTCTTGTTCTTTTTTCTTCCCCTTTTTCTTAGCCATTTATAGGCACCCACCTGATTGCGGACTCATCCCATCGCCAATTGTCTCCGGGTCTAGCGGCTTTTATTTCAGCAACTGTGATCGCCTTTTCTTCATCTGTCATAGGACGGACATGGTGGACATCGGTATAAATGTTGCCAACTTTTTCGTAAGTAACTCCCTCATAAACTTCAAACAGGCTAATACGGGGCCGTTCCACGCGAATAAATTGCATGAACTCCGGAGGAAGATTGTTTGTGTCAATAGCAGGAAACGCCTGACGAAAGTTGTCGCCAAGAATTGGATTCCCTACGGGCTTGTTGTCTTTAACCCGAATATACAGTTCCATTATTCGTCCGCCGTTCTGGTAGAAGGAAATGATCTTGCACACCCGGGCCAAATAATACGCACTGCTCCGCCAGCGCCAGCGCCAGCGTAAAAACTTCCAAAAATCTGTGATATACCGCCGCCGCCACCACCATAAGTACCACCATTACCACGAATGCCGCCAGATGGCTGGTATGTTTTAGACCCAGCTTGTCCCGCATTTCCGGATGATCCGCCGCTCCCGCCAGCAGGTGCGCAAGAGGTTGTACTACCCGTGCCCCCAGCACCATTTGAGCCTTCACCCAAGATACCTACACCGCCGCCTCCACCGCCTCCGCTTAACCCAGCGCCGGTTATAGTTCCGCCGCTTCCACCGCCACCGCCTCCACCGCCGGTTCCGGCACAACCCGCAGGGCCAGTTGAGCTAGTATTTGAGCCGCCAGCACCGCCGGTTCCGGAATACCCGCCAGCACCGCCGCCACCTGCGCCACCAAAGAGTCCATTGCCACCTGCCCCGCCGTTGCCACCTCCGGTTCCTGTATAACTTCCACCAGTACCACTGCAAGCAACCCCTCTAGTACCAAGACCACCTTTGACCGTGCTTGTATTAACAAAATAAGAATCACCGCCATTTGTTGATGTGGCTGAAGCAGGACTACAGCAGGCATTACAAAAGTATCCTGTACCTCCACTACCAACAACAACGGTGTATGAATTGCCGGGTGTGACAGAATAGTTATTTAAATACCCCAATCCACCGCCGCCACCCGCAGTTCTATTTGTTTGACTATTAGTTCCACCGCCACCACCTCCGCCCACAGCAACAACAGATACTTTAGTCACACCAGTAGGAGCCACCCAGCAATAAGTTCCCGGCGTGGTATAGGCTTGCTGTCCTACGACAGCACCACCAATGCTCGCAACAACTCCTTGCAGAATCCCACTCATATCAAGTCAGCCCCGTACCCGAAATGATCCACTCGGTTGAAGTTACTTTGATCGCAGTAGCCACGCCGTTCGCAGCAAGCGTTCTCGATCCGGTCGTGCCAGCACCTGCCAAGCGCATCGTGTCGGTCGTGATAGCAATCGTGACAACACCCGCGCCGTTCTGGTTGATGAAGGTAACTGCAGTGCCTACTGGGAATGCCACCGAGCCGTTGGCCGGGATGGTAAATGTCCGCGCCGTGGTGTCAGCGGATGGATGGAATATCTGCTTCCCTGCATCTGCTAGGACAAGGGTATATGCCGCGCTCTGGCTGTTCTGCGGGATGTTTAAGTAACCAAGCGTTTCGTTGCTCGCAGGTTCTGGAAGAGTGAGAGTGCGACTTGCAGCCAGCGTTGCCGGAGTAAGCGTTATAGCATAGCTACTCGTACCCCCTGCTCGCCCAGCAAGAACAATGGCGTCCTGTGTTGAAGCTGCTTCTGCTCTTACCGAGTTAGCTGCTCTGAATGTCTGCGCAGCGGTGAAAGTCTGTGCTGTGCCAATCGTTGCTACTGTGTCGGTGACATTGGGAAGTGTCAGGGTGGTGCTGGAAGACAGCGTGGCAGGAGTAAGAGAGACGCGATATGACGAAGAACCTCCTGCACGCCCCGTAAGAATCAGGCCGTCCTGAGTGCCCGTGGCTGTGCCGAAAGTCTGACCTGTAGCGTTGTAGAACGTGTTGGCCCCGGTGAAGGCATTGTTGCCCGCCAACGTAATGGCAGGCGCTGTCGAGGCCCACGTTGTGCCGTTTGAGGTCAGGACGTTGCCATTGGTGCCTGGCGCCACAAACTGAACAGCACTTGTGCCGTTGCCGAGGATGACGTTGTTGGCAGTCAGAGTCGTGGCTCCTGTACCACCATTGGCAGGAGATAGAGTTCCAGTTACCTGAGTAGCCAGGTTGATCGTTGTAGCTACCGGAGCAACAGCCTGCCACGAAGAACCGTTGTAGACCTTCATTTCGTTTGAAACGGTATTGAAATACAACGCGCCCGTAATCAACGGATTCCCGTCGTTGTCTACTGTCGGATCAGATGACTTCTGCCCGAGGTAACGGTCGTCAAAGTTATCGTAACTGGTCGCTGCCGACGCAGCAGACGATGCAGCACTTGTCGCTGAACTAGCCGCATTCGTTGCAGAGGTTGAAGCAGAACTTGCTGAGTTTGATGCGTTCGTGGCCGATGTGCTTGCCGAGCTTGCACTGTTGGCTGCGTTCGTCGCAGACGTTGATGCGTTACTCGCAGAGGTGCTTGCCGAGCTAGCAGAACTCGCTGCGTTGCTTGCCTGGGTAGTTGCCGTTGATGCCGACGAGGATGCCGACGAAGCAGACGCCGCCGCGTTTGTTTCACTGGTTGCAGCATTGCTTGCCGAGGTGCTTGCCGCAGTCGCAGAGTTGGCCGCGCTTGTAGCACTAGTGGATGCATTGCTTGCTGACGTAGAAGCCGAGCTTGCGCTAGAAGCGGCGTTGGTAGCGGACGTTGAAGCATTGCTTGCACTAGTGCTTGCAGAGCTTGCAGAGCTTGCAGCATTCGTTGCTTGCGTGGTCGCGGTGGTAGCCGAGTTCGCGGCATTGGTGGCCGACGTAGACGCGGCACTAGCACTCGCAGCAGCAGCCGTAGCACTCGCAGCCGCAGCAGCAGATGTCCCTACCCACCATGAAGGAGAGCTGGCTGGGATGTGGTTCGTGTTTGCGTTCTGAAGCGAGGTGTAAAGGATGCCATCCGTTCCAACCACGTTAGCGTTGATCGCGTAGGTTGAGGTCGAATTCCACACCAGTTGAATCGGAACCCACCATGACGTTTCGGTCGAAGGATTTTTATTTAGGTTGGCGTTCTGAAGCGATTGGTAAACGATTGAATCGTAGGTGACGACCGAACCTAACTTGTACGTTGTACCTGCGTTCCACTCAACAGAATAGAGAAACGTCCAATAGCCACTAGTAGTGACTGGGTTGTTGTTGACGTTGCCATTGACCAGCGAAACGTAGAAGTTGCCGTCCGACCCTTGGACAACGTCGTTCGCGTTGTAATCTTTTGACGCGATCCAGGCATTGCCAAAGGTGGACGCGGTATCGCCTACAGGGTCACGAACCAGAATCTGCGTGTCATCCGATTTGGTCAGGATCGCCTTTGCGACACCATCAAAGAAAATATTTGGCTGACGACCCGCCGCGGTCAAAATGACTGGGTTTGAATTCGGAATGGTATAGTTGATGTCGGCATACGTTGTTTTCGCAGTCGTAGTGCCGGTCTCATAGAAGTAGATTTTCCCGCTGACGAGAGGATCGCCAGCGTCATCAAAGTATTGTGTGTCGAGCGAACCAAAGCGAGCCATTGCTCATTCCTCGTTTGACTGTTGCGCGCCGAAACCAACTACCGCAGCCGATCGGCCCCTATAGTCTGGCGACGCGACCCGGCGAAGCTCTGTCGTCAGCCTGTCCACACTGCCAGTTTCCAAAAGCCGTCGCAGATCGTTCGGGTTCATGCCAGCCGTCAAAAGTATGTCGCCAGCTTGAATGAGTCCCTTCAGATAAAGGTCGCTGCCTTTCTCGGCCCTCATGTTGTCAATGATACCAGTAACCTCGCGTGCAAGCTGTGTCGGACTTGTGACCAACGATGCAGCCTGGCCGAGAGCCTGTCTGTATCCACCAGCTGGCATCAGCGATTCTTTGATCCGCTGAAGCTGTCCGGCGGTCGTCGAGTTGCCAATAACAGCGTTCCTTGTAACAACAAACTCAGTTTCCCGCCTCAAACTATCCATAAACGCCTGTCGAGTTTTGGCATTATCAAATAGCGTGCCCAGCTTCATCGCGTCGCCATTTTTGCCGAACAACGCCTGTACCTGATTGCGAGTTGCGCCGGTGTTGTCAATCCGATTCAAAATAGCTTCTTTCGCACCCAATATGTAAGCGTTCCTTTCAGGTTGCGTCATTACGCTCGTCAGGTCTCGCAATTCCCGTGCGTTGGTTTGGAAGATTTCTCCACCCAATGTCGCAGCGTCTTCAATTGCCATTTTTCCAGCGTACAGTTGCCGCGCCTGCCCATATTCTGGGATTTGGGCGTCAGCCTCTCGAACCATGTAATTGCGCAGCTGAATCAGCCGTCTCGCTTCTTGATTCTGTCCGCCTCGAAGCGCAGCGCCAATCTGGTCATCCAGAGCGCGTTTCGTTTCGTCAATCAGGTCGAAGTTGCTTACTTGCTCACCCATCGCTCTACGATCAGCAAGCCTTCTCTGCACTTCCGGCTGGACTCGGCCAATCGCGCTGTCACCTTCAAGCCTAGCCCTCAAAGCTGGCGGAATGGCTATCCTTTGCTGGGACGCCTGTTGGTAAAGCTGACGAACTTGTGGGCCAAGCGTCTGATCGACGGTTTGCAGGTAATTGTCCAAACTATCAGCGCTGATGATATCCATCGACTGCGCAATCCGCGCTCCCGATCCCGCCTGACGCCGGTTTACAGCCCTGCGGGCCTGTCCTGATATCCCTTCGTCCACGTTCATCGCCGCCCTGAGAATCTCGCGGAATGACTGGTCAATATCCGCTGGAAGGGCATTAGGGCCGAGGGATCGGTACTGCCTCATGGCATCTTCAACCGACATCCCAGACGCCCTTAAAGACTTAGCCAACATCTCTCCGGCGACATCCCGACGCGCACGCGATAGGTTGCCAGCCATCGCGGTAAAGTCCGTTTTATTCGTTAGCATCCGGTCAATATTGGAGATGATCGGAATACCAGTAGCTCCACCGGCTAACGCACCGACAAACTCGCCGCCAGGAAGCCCTGTTTCTTTTCCTATCTCGCCGCCGGTTACAGCTCCGGCTGTTGCGATAGCTTCTTGCGCTGGGGTTGTCCTAGCCATCTCGGTCGCAACTCGCCTCGCAACAGATGGCGTAGCCGTTTGGGGAAGCATTCTCATGCCAGCTCGTAATGCCGCCTGTGGCCCCATAGCCATCGGGAGAGCCTCGCCAGCACCAGAAACAATTTGCTGCGAAAGCCCCGGCTGCATATACGCCCCAGCGGGAGCCAGCGCGCCGATTGACTCAAGCGATCCTCGAACGGTCGGAACCCTTGCTTGTGCTCCCGAAATCTGCAAAAGACTGTTGATAGCATTCGGGCCGAGGAAGTCGATTACATCAGCAACCGATCTCCCCGCTGCATTGGCTGCTTCCATCAATGGTCGCGTGCCGGGCAGGCTGAAAAGCGTTCTCGCTATAGGGTCGGATTGGATTGCTTGCTGGAACTGCGAAGGTTGCGGCGCGTTAGACATTGCCTGACTCACAATGTCCTGCCTGCTTCGCTGAACAACAGGAACATCAGTCTGCGGAGAGACCTTTGCCGCCATTGCCTCTTGCAAGATTTGTTCTCTGGTTTTAGCCATTACTTGCCACCAATGAATTCGCGCTTGTCTGCGTCAGGGAGTCTATCCCATGCCTCTTTCGTGCCACCCATTTGCGTCCACTCTGCTGGCATTGTCAATTCGCCGCTAGACCATGAATCGAGCATAGAAATCGCATTGCTCAACTCACGAACGGTTGAGGAATCATTTGCTTCCTCCGCTCTATCCAGTGCTTTTTCGGCGGATGTTTTGGCAACGCTTAATGCTTGATTCAACAAACGGATGTTGGTGTCGGTATTTCGACCGATAGACGCTTCAATTCTTTCAAGCCTCTGCCCCTCGCCAGCCGTGAATGCTGAACCGAATATTGGCTTAAGCTGCTGCAACACATTCATTGAAAGATTGTAAGAAAGCTCACCCTCATCCGCACCCTCAACGCCGAAAAGCGATCTTGCACGAATGCCAGCACCAGCAAACCCGCCAGTTTTAGCCTCTTTCAAAAGGTCAAGCGTCCGAGTAATCACTGGGAATTGAGAGATGGCATCCACCCCCGCGTTTATGATTCCTTGCGCTCTTTCCGATGCACCCTTGCCTTGCGCCTGCGAGATGGCTACCTGTCCAGCTTCGGCAATGCCCGAGTCAATGCCTCGCTGGATCGCCGCCTGCGCATCTGGGCCGGATACCACTCTGCCCTGCTCATCAACAACTCTGACATTGCCCTGCCTGCTGTACTGAACAGCAACACCGTTTCTGTATCTGGTAATGCCGGGGCTGTACTCATCTTGTGCTTGCGCTGCTGCCTCGGCTGGCGGCTCATACATAACCTCGCCTGTCGCCGGATTAACTAGCCTGCGGTCTACGACAACGCCCTTAGCCGTTTCTGGCAGCTGCAATTCGCCCCTATCAATCCCTTCGGCAACCGCCAAAGCAGTGCGCATCTGCGCTCTGCGGAGTGCTTCCGCGTCTCCAGTTGCTGCGAGCTTCAAATCCTCGTAAATCATCATCGTCGGGTCGCCAGAAAGGTTTATTCCTAGCTGTTCGATGGTGTTCAGACGATCCTCAAGCAACCCGAGACCGGCTTCGATGTTGTTACCTTTCAGCAGATTCCCGAGCGCAAAAGCATCCTGATAGCCCGCAGCCCTGACTTTTTGCTGAAGCTCGACGTCCTGAATCTGCGCCTGCCGTTGACGCTGGGATTGCTGTTCAGAAAGCAATTGTTGCTGGCGAGCCAGTTCCTGTTCCTGCGCCATTTCTTGGCGGAACTGCGGAACCTGTTGGGAGAAAGACGCGCCCAGACCGCGAAGAAGTAAACCGATGTCTTGTGCCATGTCAAAGCCCTGCTAATGCCGACGAAAGCCAGCTTGAGTTGAGAGCGGAAAGCGGCATCGCATAACCCGGAGCGGTTCCGCTTACTTGAGTCGGTCGAGTCGTTACCCCAAGATTGCCGCCACCCAAATTGCCGCCGCCCAGTTGATACCCAAGCGCAGCAGCGTTCAGAGCGTTACCGGCTGCCTGGCCGTAGGAAAACGGCTGCATCTGCGCGAACGGCTGCCCAGCAAGCATATTCGCTTGATTTACCGCAAACCCTTGCTGAGACGCTGCTTGATTCTCTGCCGCCTGTTGGAATGCGTTGATCTGGTCTTGGGTATACCCCTGAGACAGCCCCAATCCTGCCGTTCCGTAGCGGTTCAGGATGTCGCTGAGATAGTTACCTTGGGCAGATGCCAGATTACCAAGCCCAGCCGCCGCAGTACCCACCTGACCCGCCAGAAGCTGACCGGCCTGCATCCGTTGATTAGCAATATCAGCCGCCGTTCCATATTGCAGATTGGCGATATTTCCGCCCGTCTGAATGCCCATGTTCGCAAGGTTGGTCGCGTATTGACCCTGCGCCCCAGCGAGGTTCTGGCGCTGTCCTGCGATGTTCTGAGCGGTTCCTGTAGCAAGGTTGGCAAGGTTCGTCCCGAACTGAGACTCAAGCCCCGCAAGGTTCTCTCTCTGACCAGCGACGCTTTGCGCAGTCCCCGTCCCAAGATTCGCAAGGTTCGTCCCCAAGCCCGTCAGGATGTTCGCGCCAGATCCCGCTGCACCCAGCCCAACCCCAGTGAGGTTGCTCAAGTTCCCAATCTGCTGCTGAAGCCCTTGTCCCGCGAGACCCTGACCGAATCTCACCAGCTCCTGCTGTACTCTGCCGCCTCCTAGACCGCCCGTGGCTGCCGCGCCAGCGAGAGTTGACCGCTCCCCTTGCTCGCGTAGAAAACGAATGTAGGGGCTTTCTTGGTACGCCTGGTTAAATGCGTCCTGACCTAGTGCGCCAGACAATGCAAGCTGCTGCTGTAGCGCCTGAGTGCCCGCCTGTTGGTAGGGTTGGAACAACCCTGCCGCTTGGCCCATGTAGTTCTGAAGGTCGCCTCTGGCGCGTTCTCCTGCGGCCTGGATGCCTGCGATGTTTTCACCATACAGTCCACGCCCAGTTTGCATGGCTTGAGTGAGACTGCCCTGCGCTGCCTGTTGTGCTGCGCGAAGGTCATCAAGGTTCAGTCCGTAAAGTCTTGCGACCTCCTGCATACCAGTGGAAAGGTCACCACGCGCTGCCTGTTGCGCAGCCTGTTGGGTGGCGATTGCTTGGCTCATGCCTCGATTAGCGGCCGATTCAAAACCCTGCAATCCGGTAGGTGGCGGCGTGGTCGGTCTGGACTGTTGCTCAATCACCGCGTTGATTCGCGGCATAATCGATTCAACACTGACATTCTGCGCACGAGCCACCTGTTCGGGAGTGATCCCAAACTGGTTCATGGTTTGATAGATTTGAGCGTCGCTGGCTTGAGGATTGTTCGCCAGATACTGATTGATCTGCGCATCAATTCTCTGGTTAACGTCACCGATATTCGTACCAGTCGCCCGCGCTATCTGTTCGGGCGAGACATCGTACTGCTTCATGGCGAGCAGAACCTGCTCGTCGGTAGCTTGAGGGTTGTCAGCTAACCACTGCCTGATTTGCTCATCGGTAACCATAACTTATCCCTGTGCCTGACCAGCCATAAAAGGCGGCAAGTTCAGCCGCCCGCGAGGAAGTTGTGCGCCGCCGAAAATCCCAGCCAACATCGCTGGATCGTAGGAAATCTGCGTCGGCTGAAGCGCGGAATAGTCCATCGGCTCACCAAGGATCGCAGCGCGTTGAAGGGGAATCCCTGCGAGCAACGCCCTCTGAGCAGCCACATTGCCCTGCTGATAGAGATTTGCAGTAGGCCCATAAAGCTGAGAAAGCATTCCCAATCCTTGCTGCATACCCTGCTGGCGCATCCTCTGACCAGCACCAAACGCCTGTTGACGAATATCCTGCGCAGCCTGATATCCAGGGGCGAGCGCGGATAGTCCAGCCTGCGTCCTCGCAGCCGCTGCTTCGTTGGCTTGGTTAACAGCCTTGCCTTGAGAACGGCGATCCAATGCACTTCCAGCGAGTGATGCAGCAGCTGTTGTCGCAGCAGATCGTGCCGCAGTTCCAAACAACGCCTTTCCAGCAGCACCTAACGCAGCTTCAATTCCCATGTTCCCACCTCGATCCGACTCTGCGGAAATCTAATGATTCCAACATTCTGACCAACCCAACCCGACTATCAGGGGCGGTCGTCCAAACTATCTCAAAATCCTGATGCAACCACTCCAACCCATCTTTCATCGTCTGCCTGACAATCCCGCGATCTCGGAATTTACAAGCAACGTGAACTTCAATCTCTTTCCAATCCGGCTTCGTAAGAACCAACAGCCTTTCATTCATCACCAGCTTGATCCACTCAGCATTTACGCCCACTGGGTCAAACGAGAGAAACTTTCTCACCGAGGGGTCACGAAGGTACTCTAACGCTTCGTCCTCCTCGCAAGCCCTTACACTAAAAGCCATCCCTGCGTTACATCCCCGCCGATATCCGGCAACATCTTGCGGTACTCAATATTTCCCGCTGTTCCAGCAGAGTTGATATACAGTGAATACTGCCTAGCACTCACCACGCCTTCAGGACTTCCCACTCCGATAATCGGAATGCTCAACGATGCGTCAATTGTCCAGTTGCGGAATTGCTGCGTCATTGTGCCGTTCGGCTCAACAATTGGGTTTGCAGCGTTCAGCCTAGGGCCGGTCATTTCGCACCCGGAATGACGTTAGCGGTCAACTGGATTATCACAGGTTTCACCGCATCGGATAAGGTGAAACGAAACACCTCAAACCTCGATGCGCGTCCGTTGCGTCTCCAAATTGCTCGGCGGTTGTATTCACCAACCTTTCCCAACTTGCGCAATCGCTGGTCTGACCATGTTTTGCCGTCAACACTTCTATCCATCGCAATCACTGGGTCAACAACGTCATCGTTACCGACTCCAGATTCTACAGTTAACTCCAAAGACGGAACGAAGATTGACTGCATATCGTTCTGAAATGGCTGAGTCGCTACCGTCCGAATGATCGCCCCTTCGTATTCGGTAAAAAGGTCAGGGTTGAGCTTTCCAACCCTGCCGTCAATGATGTCACCGCAGAGAATCTGATTGTAAGCCTGGGTAAACCCGCTCACGCGATAACCTACCTGCTCTCCCTCAATGTAAGACTTCCGCTCATGCCAACGCTTTGATGAGTGGTCATAAACCAACGTTGAGTTTGGCAATGCGAAGGCAACGAAATACGCGCCGTTCTGCGAATACGTCCATGCGTAA